ACGCTGTTTGACCCTTGCGTTAGTGTTTCCCCTATAGTCAAGATATCACCCTTACGACAGACAGATCTACCACTCACAAATACATCTTCACTACCGCTCGCACAAACATGAATCGGTATTCCAGTGCAATGATCCTCTACACAAACGACAGCTTTAGCCATTTAGGTCTATTCTTTTTGCTTTGAGTTTTATTCCGTTTTTTGTCATCTCTATGCTTGATTCTCCAACTTTCAGCGTTATTTTATCTACTACATCTATCTCAAGATGATTTTTTCCGCTGTCGTATGATAATTTTGTTCCATCTCCAAACTCTAAAATATTTGCAGTTTTTCGGCATTCAGGTGCAAAGTATTTTTGCTGATAAATTGCCGGTAACACTACCCCTAATGATAATTCCCCACATGGCGATAATACCATTACCTGTTCATTAACATTTGGTGGCGACCAGCTTTTGTCTTCTCCTGCTCGATGAGTTATCCACGGTAGATAATCAGTTAAAAATTCTCCTACTTTTACCCTTACTCTTGCTTTTTCATAGTCTATTTCTTTAACTACACCTACACGAATAATATTTGCTAATTTTCTATTTAGCTCTGAAATTGCAAAATTATGGTCTAACATGTACTTTTCCTATTTCGATAATGTGTGGCGTAATACCTGCTGAAAATATTGATTTCCCCACATGTACTTCATGGACCCACCCTACCACCAACACTTGATATGCATTGAGTCCTGGCTCAAATTCATCTACTTCCGCTGATATAAATTCTCCTGGTGAAATTTTTTCCGTTTTCCAAGTATTTTTATTTACTACCCTGGCAACTTCGGCTGCGAGTGACCTTACAACTATCGAAGAATCTTCCACCATTGCATCAACTACAATCCTCGCCTCAAATCTAGCTCTCAGCGCCAATTCATCCGTTCCTGGATCTTTGCCAGGTTCTAAACTTACAAGCTCTATAAACACTGCTGGCGCTATTATTTCCCGACGTTCTGCTGGATATACTTCACATGTCTGTATTGCCGGTATTTCTTCCTTCAATGTTGTACAAATTGCCTGATGTAAATCTTTCCACATCATCACTTTATATCTGCTGGTGAAAATACTTTTCAAATATTTCTTCCACTTTACTTTCAGCTAACTCCTTTACTATTTCACATGCACCGCTTTTTATTTTTTCTTCATCTATTGGTAACGATTTCATGCCCCTTCTTCTGAATATTCCTACATGGCCGTTTTTCATTACTGCTTTGAATGCCCCTTCATACAACGTACTTCCTACCTTTGCTCCTCTCATTGTCTGTTTTATGCTTCCAAGTTTCGCTACTCCTATCCGATCCGATATCAGCCTTACTCTACACCATAAACGCTTTTTATTTGCTTTAAGTATAAAGAACTTATTTTTAAATGCCTTTCTTGGTATTTTTGTTTCTTCACTTGCTCTTTTGATTCCTTCTGACTTCAGCCACTGTGCTGTTTTGTTTAATGCCCTTATTGTTGCTGTTTCTGTTTTTTTCCTTTCCGCATCTATATTTTGCATCACTTTTTCAATGCTACCGGTGACTTTAATATTAATATGCATTTATTGCCTGTATTTTCCACAATATGCCTGAATTGTCTCTAAGTGGCGGCGTATGTACTTTGTATCTACGGTCACCTATAACAAAAATATCTCCTACCATCGGTTTTAATATATCAAAGACACTTACTTCTAACGTTACAGTTTCTCCGATGAATTGTCCTTCTCCGACCTCATATAATTTATCTGGCTGTTGCTTTATTATCTCTACCCTGTATGCCTTATCCTTTGATTCGTACAAAGCTTGCTCACCTAGATGCTTAAAACAATCTTTCAATAATTTTTTAATATTTTCTTGCATTTCTTTGTACAAACCTTACAACATGCTAAGGAAAAGCATGCAGGTAGGGCATCCCTCTTTTTGCTCTACCTGCTTGCATATTTTATCTCTTTTTTCATCTCTTTTTAGTATAAATTTTATGTAGGGGAGCCTTAAGTTCATTTCACCATACTTTCTATTTTCTAATTGCTCTCCTGCACTTGCATAATTAACCTTTGCTTTTTTAAGGGCTCCTCCTTTTTAAAACCTATTTAATGCATACCTCATCTTATTATAGTATACTTAAAAGTTGTAGGGCTTCTTGCACACCTCACCTTTACTAACGCAAAAGTCCTACTATGCTGAAACGATTTTCACTAATATTCCCGGACGATGACACATTGGCAAAGGATTGGACTGTGTATGAAGGTCAGTTCCTCTATCAAATCTCCTTGGCTCTTGTTTTGCATAGAGTGGCTGTCCAAGCGTATTTACCGTCTCATTAAAGTCCGCTGGCGCAAAGTAAGTAGTAAATGTATTAGCCGTTCCTACTGGAAAACAGTGTCCTGTATCTCTTTCTATAAATCTTCTTACGTTTCCTTCAGGGTCAGTTGCTTGCCCTCTGTATTCCTCAAATGTTATTCCACAAAACGTAAATCCTGATCTCATATCGTTCCGGAGCGCTGCACCTTCTTGCCATCTTTCGTATGCTTCTTTTACTTTAGCGTGAGAGGTTAATGCATCAAAAAATTCAGGACTTACCAAGGCATGAACCCCGGTCATATATTCGCCACTTAGGTTATCTTCAACATGACGCAATACTTCTAGACATTTACGCTTGATGTCGGTATTTGCTGTTCCCAGTGCAAAATTTACTACTTTTGGCGTAATTTCAAATTCATTGTATAGATTTAATAATTCTGACCCATCAGCATCCAAAATTATCCCTTTTAGCGCTCCCATTCTCAGATGTTCTAGCGTTATTGCATGTTTATTTCTCATTAGCTGCAAATGGTCAGTCATCACATTTGCTAGTGCTACAAGCTCACTTTCTGACCCAAATGCCCTGATTCCCTGGACTTCTTCAGGCAGCACTACATCATCGTGAGGAATATGTGGAATCGTAAATGTCCTTATTTTTCGTTTTCCTCGTTTTCCTACTGTTGCTGGAGCCCCTGGCACTTGCGTTGGTAATAAAGTTAAAACTCCATGGTGTTCTTCTATCGTAATATGGCGAAATCTTACCGACCTGCTTGGAAACAAGTTTAAACTTTCTGTTTTACCATAATTTATCGGCAGTATATTTATCGCATTAGTTAGCGACGTCATACTAAATGCTGGATTTATAAATGGATTGTGCATGTTTTTTTCCCCTTATTTATGTATTAAAAGTAGCTTGCTGAGCTTCTAAACCCCTTTGCGGATGATGATGCCACGCGCTTCAAGTTGCTTTATTGCTGCAGCTTTTTGCTCGTCAGTTATATTTCCTGGCCATACAACTGCATGATCTGCTAGCATCGCTATACGTGTAATTATTACCGCTTTGGTGCTTTCTCTTGCGTTTACATCATTTATGATTACACCTATCGCTGTTTGTGTCCCATCTGTGGCTGTTGGATTTATTATCTTAATTACATCATCTTTATCACGACCAACAATTGTTCCAAGTTTGAGGTTTTGTCCCTTGGCTACGGTTATTTGGTCTCTTGAATATAGACTTGATGCCTCATATTTTAAGAGGTCACCAAGATTATTTGGTTCAGTTATGCTTGTCATATTTTCTCCTATTTACCGCCGTGTTTAAAGTTGCTAAATATGGCGGTAAAAGATCTACCACCATATATTGTGGCTTAGTTTATGTACCGCCTATGCTGAGGTAAAAAACTCAAATGCCCGATTTTGCCCGACTTTTCGCTACCTGCATCATCAAGTCTTCCGCTGTATTTTGTGGTATCGTACTCAGTATCTCTGTCTTCTCCGTTTGTTTGGCTAATATCGACATTAATACCTCTTGCACTTGTTTGGGACTCATGTTCTGTTCTATAAATTCTTCTATCCTTTCTGGCATCTTTGATAAATTACATAGTCTTATTACCTCTAATACCTCATTGTGGCATTTCTCGTGTGTGCCTTCTCTTATTAAATCGTCAGCATCAATGATGAGGCTCTTGCAATTATTAGTCATACTATTTCTCCTATCTATAAATTCAGAATATACTATTACTTCATCAGCTAGACCTATTTCTATCGCGTTTTCGCCAAAATACAGTCCGGCTTCTGTTGATTTTATTTTTTCCGTTGAAAGATTTCGGTTTCTTGCTATTAGCTCCACTAACATCTCATATAGCCGGTCTACTTCTTTCTGTAAGCTTTCCAAACTCTCAGATGTTATTGGCTCATGTGGATTTAAATCGTTTTTTCGATTTCCCGCAAACACTGTCGTATATTTTATTCCTTGCTTTTCATCAAACTCACTTTGGTCTATATGGCTCGCTATTACTCCTATACTGCCAACACCTGAAGTCCGGCTTACATACACTTTTTCAGCACTTGACGCTATTGCATACGCTGCAGAATATGCATCATCATTGGCTATTGCTATTATTTCTTTTTCTCCTCTTGCTCTGTAGATAAAGTCGGAAAGGTCGAATAAACCATTTACTTCACCTCCAGGACTGTCTATGTCCAGTAAAATTGTTTCTATACTACTGTCTGATAATGCTTGTTTAATTTGTTCTTCTATTTCATCATATGATGTCATGCCTAAAATATCATCAAAAACTTCCGACTTTTTCGTCAAAATTCCATGTATCGGTATAACTTTTTCGCTACTTTTTACTACATGTTTTATATTTTTAAACGTCGGATGTTTTCCCACATGTAATGACAATAAATCAAAACTTCTTTGCTCTATCATCATCGGTTTGTTATTCATTCGTGTTGTCATAGTATTTCAGCGTTAGTATTAAAATTTCCTACGTCTGTATCAAAGCTTAGACCCAATTCACTAGCACGCCTTTGATCTGCAGCTATTTCTTGGTCGATTTCTTCTATATCATAACCCAGCTCTGATACCACTTCTGACCTGCTTTTAAACCCATTTCTTACTGCCATTTGTTGTGCTTGCTGGTCTTTGAGCTGGTCTACTGAGCCAAATCCTGGTGGTACCCATTTTACTTCTTTTTTTGCCCCTTCTTTTGCCACTTTCCATTCTTCACCTATGTCTAATTCTCCAGACAATAATGCCAATTCTATCCAT